CTTAAAATGTACCGTAAAGAACGTGGTTTACCGTCAACAGAGAAACTTGAAACATCGGTTAAACGTGCGTTGAAAGAAAAGAAAATTGACGCTGAGACCGCAGATAACATTATGCGTATGGCAATGGAAGTTGGTTATTTTTCAGATGAGTACAGAGTAGAACTGCTTGGCGACTTACAAAAAGGACTTCGTAACATTGAAGGTGTGTCATGGCTACGAAAACTTGCCACTACACAGACAATATTTCAGTTATTGAACACCAAAACACTTATTCGTAACGTAGTCGGTAATGAAATGTTTTGGTGGACTGAGAAGTTTAATAAGTTAGCTGCCGTTCCGATTGATATGGTTGCATCGAGATGGAAAGGGAAAGAGCGTTCATTACACTTCTTCACGAACAATCAAGAATCTTATTGGAAGAATTTCATGATCGGCGCAAAAGCAGGTTGGAAAGGTTATGCACCTGAGGGAATGAGTACATCTTTTGATTTAGATGCACAAGTATTTACTGGCAAATATAACCCTATGACGTACTTAGAAAAGTCGTTGGGCGTTGTACTTCGTGGTTTTGACTATGCAGCATACAAACGTGCATACGGCGAAGTATTAGGTCAGTGGGCGACAACAATTGCAAGAAATGAAGGTTTAAGAGGACAAGCATTAAAAGATAGAGTAAAACTGCTTGTTAAAAACTCTGATGAAGAAATTACAATGGTGGCAGAGAATTACGGTAAATACATGACGTTTCAAGATGATACGTTATTAGCACAATCATTTGTTGGGGCAAAAAGAGCAATGAATTTAGGTCAAGACTTTGGTATTGGTGATTTGGTATTGAAATATCCAATGACACCTGCAAACTTGCTTATGAGGGCGTTCGATTATTCGCCTTTTGGTATGATTCGTGGTGTATCGGAACTTTACAAAGCGATTCGAGGAAAAGACTTTGATTCCAGGGAACTTTCACTATCCTTATCGAGAGCAATTACTGGTTCGGCATGGATAAGTGGTTTAGGTATGCACCTTTATGGTCTAGGTATATTGACTGGCAGTGCTGATAAAGATGCGGACATTCGAGAACTTAAAAAGTCGGCAGGTGTGTTACCTTACTCTGTAAACGTAACTGCGCTAAAAAGGTATCTACTATCAGGCTTAGATAGAAAAGAAGCGAAACGCCGTGAGGGTGATACAATGCTTACTTACGACTGGATGCAGCCAATCGCAGTATCACTTGGTATGGGTGTTGCGCTTCAAAAGAAGGACATGGAAGGCGACAAAGGGGAAAGTAAAGCAAATGTAGCACGTGACGTTGCAGACGCTGGACTTACAACATTTATGGAACAACCTTTAATATCAGGTGTTACGAAACTATTTACAAGTTATCCTGGTCAAAATTGGTTTGATAAGATAGTTGGTGAAACTCTTGGCGGTCTAACTTCATCTTTTGTACCAACAGTTGTTGGTCAAGCAAGGCAGTTATCTGACAACAATAGAAGATTGACGTTTGATAAAAAAGACATTGTTGCACAATCTCTAAACAAAACACTGGACAGAATACCGATTGCTTCAAAGTCGCTTCCTATCTCATATGATGCGTTTGGCAAACCGATTGAAAGGTATCAAGGTGGTAGTAATACACCGTTTAACGTACTATTGAATCCTTCTTTTGTGAGTAAGTACAAACCACTTCCTGAGGCTAAGACTGCACTTGAAACGTATGAAAAAACGAATGAAAAATCAGTCGCACCTCGTATTCCTGATAAATCATTAAGTGATTATACAGGTAAATCGGGAAAACTAACAAAAGAGCAATACAGTCAATTAAGCAAAATGCTTGGCGAAGAACAATTAAAGTTTTTGAAAATGAGTAACGAAACTTTAAGTAACCCGAATGTTTCCGAAGCTGCAAAAATAAAAATATACGAGCGTTTATTAGAAAGAGCGAACAAAGTTGGTAGGGCTAAATTTAAGAGAGATACAAACTACAAGGCTTCTCCGTAAAGGGGAAGTCTTGTTCATTTTTTTAAGGTGGTGATGGAGTGTCAACACAGGAATTTAAGGAGTTGTCAGAGTTAATTACAGATTTGCGTATCGACATCGCCAAACTGAATGAAAAGATTGATGCAATTAAAGTAACAACAAACAAAATAGACGCTATTGATAAAATGGCAAATGAAGCAAATAACTCTGTTAAGTCCGCACATCACCGTATTGATCGCATTGAAAAGATGATTTACTGGTTAGCCACAACAGTGGCAGGTTCGCTTATCACCGCTATCATTACCATGTTGGTCAAAGGAGGGTTTTTATCATGATGAAAAAGTTTACATCACGAAAATTTTGGGCGATGGCTGCGGTGCTTGTTACAAACACACTTCTTTTGTTGAATGTAGACAACGAAACCATTACACAAGTAGTGGCACTTATTATGAGTGGTGGGGCGGTTGTTGCTTATGTATTTGTGCAAGGAAAGATTGATAAAGATTGGTTTGACGACAATCAATCACATTGAGGTGAATAGTTATGTATGAAATTAAGCAGGTAAAGAGTAAGAACTTTAATTCACGAGGTAAACAAGCACCGATAGCAATAGTGAATCACATCACGGCAGGAAGCTTGAAAAGCGTAGACAACTGGTTTGTCAGTCCGCAAAATGACAAGGCATCGGCACACTTTTGTATTGGTCGTAATGGTGAGATACATCAATATGTAGATATCAGAGAACGAGCGTGGCACTCTGGCCTGACAAAAGAAGCAGTACAGTTCGCTACTGCGCCAATTATCAAAAAGCAAAACATAAACCCGAACGCATACACGATCGGTATTGAGCATGAGGGATATGAAGGTCACGGAATTGACGGAACTTTGACAGAGGAACAATTTTGGGCAAGTGTATGGCTTCATAGATGGTTACGTCAACAGGTGATTGATTTATATGGTAGGTACATCGAACTTAACCCAGCTAACGTCATTGGTCATTTCCAGGTTGACCCTAGAAGAAAACCAAACTGTCCAGGTAAGAACTTCCCTTGGGAACGTTTATATAAAGAACTTGAGATTGCGCAGAGAATGACGCTTCCTGACTTAGAACGCCGTATTGGATATAAACTTAGGGACAATGATACAGAGCTTGTTGCAGACGCAATTATTGCACGTATCGAGGACTTGAAAGGGAAGTATAAGCGTGGTGGTAGATGGTCAGAAGTGGCAGCACAAAAACTGAATAAAATTGAGCAGTTTTTGATTGATGAAAAGCTAATGAGCAACTAGAAAAAAGGTGGTATCATACTGTACTAAATACAATTAGCACAGTACGATACCACTAAAGTGGCTTAACACCAGGTAGTTTCGGGTACAGAGCGATTTCAAAAAAACCGTTCTTTTTATCGTTTTCTTTCGTATAAACGGCTTTATGAAGTACAGATTTCAGTAGTTTGTTTTTTTGTTCGACTGTTTTTGCTTTATGATATAGATTCATAACATTGATGAGCGCAGGGATAAATTCTTTGCGTGTTTTTTGTTCTTCTTCTTTACGTTCAATTTCTTGTTGCATCACAGATGTAATGGTTTCTTTTTCAGCTATTCGATCGGCAAGTTGTTTTGAACGCTCTAAATACATTTCTATTGAATACACTCCTCGTTCTAGTAAATCATGCAGGTTATCCTTTTGGCGTTTTAGTTCATTACATTCTTTAATCGCCAGTTGAACGGCCTTTTTTTCCACTTCAAAAGTTATCTCTTTTTTTATCTTCAATTTTATTTTGTGTGATTCCATCCATTCTTGCATATGTTTAATAACTTCTGATTCAACACGTTCTAATCGAGTACCGTTATTGTCACAGTGTTGAACGCATCTAATGAATACTTTATTACGAGAAACGACATTCCTGGTCATTGTACGTCCGCAATATCCGCATTTTAATATTCCTGATAATGGGTTACGTAAATCTACTCTTTGTTTTAGTGATGGTGATTCTTTTAATTTCATCTTTTGCGCAGCACGATCGAATATTTCTTTAGATACAATCGGTTCATGTTTTCCATCGGCGTAAACAATATCTTCTTCCGCTCTTTTCTTTGATGTTCTTTTTTTACCTGGTTCAGTGCTAGGCTTACTTTTGCGTTTGTTAAAAACGACCATACCAATGTAGTGTATGTTCTTTAGAATCTGATTTACATTCCAGTCACGAAACGGACTACCTTTGAACGTAAAACCGATTTCATTTAACTGAGTAGCTATTCTTTTCATTCCGAGACTACTCTCTGTATACAGTTTGAAAATGAATCTAACTACTTCGGCTTCATCTTCTTTGATTACCAATGTACGTGTTCGGTTATCTACTTTTACCACTGTATAACCAAATGGCGCAAAAGTGGCGTTAAAGTTACCATCCTGCACACTTCTGATTCTTCCTGACTGTAAACGCCTTGTAATGATTTTAAGTTCTTTACGTGCCATAAACGCTTCAAATTCAGAGTATTCTTCATCAAATTCATCACGTAAGTCATATGTTTTACGAGGTGTAATAATTTTCGTGTTTGATTCTCGAAACGTGTCGATAATTAGGCCTTGTTCCTGCATGTTCCCTCTACCCAGTCTATCCATATCCATTACGAGTACGGCTTGGTACAGACCATTTTGCACGGCTTTAAGTAGGTTCTGCATCTCAGGGCGATATAGCAGTGATTCACCACTGGCCACTTCTTCGTATATATGTATGATATTGAGTTCACGTTCTTTGGCAAATTTAAGAAGCGTTCGGCGGTGTTTATCTAATGTGTCTATGCCGTCCGCTTCCGATTCGATATCCGATCTCGATTTTCTTAGGTAAATAACCACACGTTCCATATTCGGTCTCCGTAAGTAATGTTTTCGGTACTCCGCAAATTTAGACGATATTTCATATATTTGTTATATATATATATAAAATGTTTTTGCGAAGTGTATTATGGGTGTTACTCTATGAAAAGTTTATACACAAATATTTTTATATACTTCATGATAAGGGGATAAAAAAATGAAAGTAATCGACATGAGGAAACTGTGCCAATACCTTCAAATAAAAGAAACTTTTTTAGATTCTATTATTTCTACTTACGCTGCGAAAGAATGTAATGAATCTGATCGAGCATCATCTTCAACAGTTCAGGAGGTACTTCCTCCTCGTCAATCATAAATTTATATTGTTCAAAGTCTTTGAGGTTAACTTGTTTTGATGATTCAACCAGCTCATTAAAATTCTTCGCTAATTCCACAATTGCAGTATCACCATTGCGAGAGTGTCCCGCAGCTACCATTAGTGATTCATGTGGTATGTTAAGGGCAGAAGCTAATTTTTGCATTGTATCAGGCTTCGGTAAACCATTGATTCCATTTTCTATGTGGGACATTCTTGCAATACTCACTCCGCTAATAAGTGACAACTTCCTAATGGTCATTTTCTTCTTCAAACGCAGCTCACGAATGTAATTACCAAACTGTTTTGCATCCATGTGTAATTCACTCCCTCTTTAATAAAATAACACAAACAAATAATTTTATTAACACTTTCATGAAATAAGTGTTTACAAATCAAAACAAACATGATATTATGATTTCAAATACATTTACTAATGAACGGAGGTGATACTCATGAGAATCAAAATAAAGGATGTAACGAGCTTCAAAAAAACGTTACTTTTAGCAGGTTACTCAAACGCCATGCTTGGCAGAGCTATTAGTATTAGCAATTGTTATGTAACGTTAATCATGAGCGGTAAGCGTCATCCCAGCCCGAAAATTGCAAAGAAAATTATTGATGCGCTGCAAGTGAATTTTGATGATATTTTTTTTATCGAAGAAGATTACAATTGCAAACAAGAATCGGAAGGTGTTCACGTTATATGAAGCAGAAAAAAGACAACGTTCAATGTAGTGTATCGTTCGTTTTTGAAACAATCACTGAATTAGACCGTGAACGAATTTTGTCGGATATACATGATATTGCGCTTGAGATTGCACTGGAGTGTGAAGAAGATGGAGTTTGCACGGTTTGTACTGCTTGATATAGCAACAGATTGGACAACTTGGTTCGCCTTACTTCTGATTGCTTGTTCATACATCATTGGCCTGAAAGGAGGTGAAAAAAGATGAGAATATTATTAGAAGAAATTTTACCTTTTGACGATGAGTACGATTTTATGTCTTTGGTCAAATTTGGTTGTGTATTAGTACCTGGTTACAGTTTTAGTAACCCGATTGTGACTGCTTATTACAGTGACGAGAAGAAAGAAACGTATTTGTGGTTCAGAAATTGTCCGTTATTGGAAAATACAAAAAAGGTAAAGTTCAAAACTGACAATATCATGGAAGCTGAGTTTGATGTTAATTATTTGATTACAAGAATCATGGTTAAATTGCAAAGCATGATGTACTCAAATTTTATTGATTTGGTTGATTTCAATAACAGGCTCGAGAATTTCATGGTTGAGTTGGAGGAAAGAGATAATGAGCGAGAAAAGGTTGCACAAGCTGGGTGATTATTTCGTTCATTTTGATATCAGGAATCGTTTTGGGATAACGTTCGAGCATTTTATCTATCTGAACGACAGAGGTTTATGGAAGGAATGGTTGAGATAAGCGGTGTTAGCGCACCGCTTGTCTCAATAGAGAGTGAAGATGCTTACTAATATTATACTTAATTGTCAGACAATTATCAAATGAGAGGTGAAACAATGAACGCATTACGAATTGAAGATGCTGCGACAATGACGAGAGAAGAATGGTTAGCGGTTCGCAAGACTGGTATTGGTGGTTCGGATATTGCTGCTATTTTAGGCAAGAACCCTTACGAAACGCCGCTTTCAGTGTACGCCAGGCACAAAGGTTATCTACCGCAAAAAGAGCAAACAGAAGCAATGTACTTCGGTGTTGCACTTGAGGACTTCGTAGCGAAAGAGTTTGCGCTTCGTACAGACAAGTTGGTTGAACGTGAAACGTTTATCCTTCGCCATCCGACATATGACTTCATGTTAGCAAATGTCGATCGCATTGTGTGGGATATGGATAAAGGTAATGGAGTGCTTGAGTGTAAGAATGTAAGTGCGTATCAATCGGATAACTGGAAAGAGGGCGCACCTGAACATTACGTGTATCAGTTACAGTGGTATCTCGGCATAACTGGTTATGACTACGGTTACATTGCTGCGCTATGTGGTGGTCAGAAGTTTTATATCTATGAATATCAGCGTGATGATGCACTTATACAAGAGATGCAAGAAGCAGCGTGTAATTTTTGGTACAACTTCATTCTCGAAGATGTCCAGCCTGAGTTATCAGCAGGTGACTGCGACTTTTTAACTGAGATGTACAGTGATTCAGATTCTACTTTAGTGAAAGAAGCAGAGTTTCATTTCAATGAATTGATTATTGATGCGAAAAATTGCAAGAAGTACATGAAAGAAGCAGAGACCGATTACGAATTGGCCGAGAGCAGAATCAAAGATTTGATGCGTGAAGCGGAAACGTTATCTATTGGCGGTGAAGTGGTAGCTACTTGGAAGAAAACGAAACGAGGCTACCGAGTTTTCAAGTTAGCAGGTGTGAAGGAATGAGCAAAATCATTCAGTTGTTGCCTACTACAAGCAAACTGATGATTGAGTTTCCAAAGGTATCGGAGGACGCATTCAATGCGTTCTCTGTGCAAGTGGAGTTCATGGCATTGGTTGACTATGACGGTTTGAGAGAGATTGAATACGGTGCGTTAATGGATGGACAGATGATGTTGTTCAACGTTGACGGTTGCCAGGTGGTACTCAGAAAAGAAACGAAGATTGCAGACTATAACTATCCGCAGAAAAACACGTTTGCAGACGAGTACAACAAAGCAATGAAAAAACAAAAGGTGAACGGAGGGTATCAGTGAACGAACGCCTTACTTTGTTTGATGAACTAGAGATTAACACAGAAGAATAGGAGGAAATTATGAGTATCTACAAAAAGATTCATGCAGTCATGAACGATGTGAACTATTTACAAAAAGACGACAAGGTATCGTTCGGTAACACGTCATACAAGGCAATCAGTGAAGAAAAGGTTACTGGAACGATTCGTGCAGCATTAGTAAAACACGGACTGGTCATTGTACCGACTGAGCAAGAGCATAGCAAAGAAGGTAATTTATCCACTGTTAACGTCAAGTATCAAATAACAGATATCGACACTGGTGAGTTCATTGTAGCGGTATCGAGTGGCACTGGTGTTGATACGCAAGATAAAGGTGTCGGCAAGGCTATGACATACGCATACAAGTATCTATTGTTACGAACGTTTGCTATTCCGACTGGTGACGACCCTGACAAGGTATCAAGCGAGGAACTTGATGCAAAGTTTAAGCAACAAGCAATTAAACAACAAGCAAAGGCGCAGGAAGTGACTTCTAACGGACTTTTGCAACCGAATGACATTCCTTCTACTGGTCAACAGAAGATGATTAGCGAAAAAGCGTTGAGAGCTGGTTACACGAAAAATGATAAGCAGTTACTGTTTGATGATTTAAGTGAGTTTCTAGTAAGAAAGATAAACGGACTGATCGAAGTGAAAAAAGAAGAAGTAGAGGCAGTTATTCAGTACCTCGATAAGAAAATTAAAGACGCATGAGAGAGATTGCATATAACCTCAGGAAGTTACGCAAAGAACGCAGACTAACACAAGAGCAGTTAGCAAAGATTTTGTATGTTAACCCTGCTGCAATATGTAAATTTGAAAAAGGAACGAGTTTTCCGAAGATTGATTTTTTATTAGAAATTGCTAAATATTTTGGTGTCACAATCAATGAAATACTCGGAAACGAAGAAGTAATGCTTTTGCAGAATAGAAAGTTTGAAATATCTAATGAAATGATGCACGAACGAGTTCTGCTTGACGGTAAACATTTAACAGACATTGAATTGCTTTTGTGTATAAGCAATGTTCGTTCATACCGTGAAATGAAGGAAAAAGAAACATGAAAACAGGCAGACCAAAAGGCAGGAAACCGACACTGAATCAAAATAAGTGGTTATCAAAGCGTGGCATAGACTGGTTCTTTTGGTTAGTAGAATCAGAAACGCATGAGCAGATGTTGCTACGCCACTGTATGACTGGTCAGAAAAAGATTGTATTTAAGGAGGATAAAAGATGAATAAGTTTGTATTCACTGGAAGATTGACCGCAGACCCTGAAACAAAACAAGTGAAGGATATGAAGGTAACTACATTCAGCATTGCAGTTGGCCGTGGTTATAGCAAAGAAGTTGATTTCATCGACATCACGACTTGGAAGCAGACCGCAGAAAACTGCTCTAAATTCCTCTCTAAGGGAAGTATGGTGCTATGTGATGGCAGAGTGCAGAAAAGAAGCTACGATAGCAAAGAAGGCAAGAAAGTGTACGTTTTTGACTTCATTGCAGATAACGTTGAGTTTTTGAACCGAGTTGAGAAGAAACAAGAAGAAGTTGAAGATGATGATTTACCGTTTTAATCATTTGCTAAGTCCATAAGAGAAGATAGAGCAGAATGATAAACAGTTCTGCTCTATGTTATTAAAAGGGGAACGAAAAATGAAATATATTGAACTGTTTGCAGGTATTGGCGGATTCCGTTCTGCATTAGACAAGTTAGGTTACGAGTGTGTTTTCGTAAGTGAGATAGACAAGTATGCTAGGCAGTCTTACAAGGCTTTATATGGTCATGAGCCGAGTGGCGATATTACAAAAATAGATGCAGATATGATTCCCGATCATGACATGATTGTCGGAGGTTTTCCGTGCCAGGCGTTCAGTATCGCAGGTGTCAGAAAAGGTTTTGAAGATACAAGAGGGACGCTTTTTTTCGAGATTATCCGCATAGCGAGTGCGAAGCAACCGAAGTGGCTGATGTTAGAGAATGTAAAAGGCTTACTTTCTCATGATGGCGGTAAGACGTTTGACGTGATGTGTGCTTGTTTGAATGATATTGGTTATGCGATTGATTTTAAAGTGCTAAACAGTAAGCATTACGGAGTACCGCAGAACAGAGAACGCATATTCATCATAGCAAACCGTGACGCAGCACATGAGGACTGGACTGTTGAAGGTAACGATGTTGTGGGAAAGGCAAAGAAACGCATTGCGAAGTTAGGCATCAAGACGTTTAACTTTGACTTTCCAAGCAACAACACGGTGGACAAGCGTTTGAGAGATGTTTTACAGGAACAAGTCCCACAAAAGTTTTATCTTTCAGAAGAAAAGACTAGCAAACTAATTTCACAATTACGTGAAAAAGACAAGGCAGAAGTGGTGGCAGTAAA